CATTTGTTTAGAATCTTCAACCCATACTTGTGATACTTGTTTACCTAGTATTTGTCCAGATTCATCTTTTACATAATCATAAACTACTGAGACCCAAGCATCATCAAAGACTTCAAGTTGTCTAATTAATGCCTTACAAAACTCTTCACCAGTAATATCACTATCTCCTAAACTTGGATCTACTAAAACACGTTCTAACATTACTCTTTGGTCTTCGCTAGGATTCTCAACTGTTTGTTCTAACCTGTAACCTTTTGCTACAGTTTGTGAAGCTATACGATTAACAACAGTTTGTAAATGTGAATAGTTAGTTGCTAAATCTTCCAGGTGATGTAAATCATAAACAGGGTAAATACGCATTGGTCCTGTACTTCCCATTGCTGGAGCCATATCATATACTGGAGTTCTTGCTTCTTTTTCTAATCCATTTTGATTGTTGTCTAAGTAAGCTTGAACACGGCTCTCTTTTGGCTTGCTCCTAAATCTGTCAAAGAATCCCATTACTACCAGTCTGGATCAGACCTCTTAGCTCTAATAAGCCTTTCTCTATTATCGGCTTGATATATGTAACTTTTAATTGCAGGCTCTAAGAATTTAGCGACAGTGACTCCGTGCGTTTTAGCTAATACTTTTATGTCTTCTCTGATTCGATTGTCAATGCCTTTTAATTCGAGTCGAGCCATTATGATGACAAGCCCTCTGATACGTGAAAGTTGAAAAAATTCTCATGGATAATTCTAGACTTTGAACTTGTCATCGGTATTGACTATGCCCACTGCCCTTTATATATATTATTCTGAAGTAAAATAATCGTAAAAATCATCCTCTCGCATCTTTCTTTTTTTCTTAACCGCAGGATCTGTAGGCATAAAAACGCAATCTGCTTGTATCTTTTGCCTTATTCTTCTAATGCTTTCTAAGTTAGGAGTTTTGTTTAGTAAAGTCCAAAGCAAATCATTGAAGTTACGCTTTTGTTCATCGGTAGGATTAGATGCAATATGGTCATAATAAACCTCTTTCATAATACTATAATACAATACTTTATCTGAATTACGTGAACTAGGATTGTCTTTTAAATGACGTAAAACTCGGTCTTTTATTTTTTCAAACTCATCCATCTAATATCTTCCTTTATTTGATCTTGCCATTCTTCTGTTGTCAACACTTCTATTCCTCGCATACTAAACATTTCCATCCCGATTCCATTAGAATCTTGGGACTGTAGCATTCATCACAACGATATAAAACTAACTGCATTCTTCACCCTTCTCTTTTTTGCGTTTAATAAATTCGGCATAAGCTTTTGCAAATGCCTTTTCGTCTGGTATAAATCTGATTACTGTTGTCTTACCCATTTATTCATCTTCTATTTTTATATTGTGTTTCTTGATCATAGCATCAGCCCATGCATCAAGCTTTGCCATTTTAGTTCCATCTTCATCTGAAAATTCAGAAGGTACAAGCCAAGGTTTGTTTTTGCTAGCCATTTTTGTTGTTGAGTTATTTTTGCTCATAATCTATTAGTTTGGTAAGCATATATAAGCTTTTACCCTATTCCGTAAGCTTGAGACTGTTTTTTCTAGGAGTAATTCAGATTCCGAAAGCATATATAATTACAGCCTTTTCAGAGTTGCAAGTGAGTACAATGCCCAAGCAATTAGTGTAACTAATATTGCCATCGCAAAACCTGCTAAGATCTCAAGAACGATTTCCAACCATGTCTCCTACTATCGGTGTATAGATAGATTCTATTTTGCATTTGTAACAATCAACCACAGGTCTGCCTTCTTTTTTATTATCATCACTAAACATAAAATGATATTTCTCCAGGTGACGATGTTCTTCTTCCCAACGCTCTCCGCAAAGAAAGCAATCAAATCTCCACTTCATTTGCTATACCTTGCATCTGGATAATGATATCTAGTAGTTATCATAAACCCTAAATGGTCTCCCTTCATTTCTAAATATACTGTTTTACTTTCATTATTATAATAACTTTGTATCTGTTTACATAGAACCTTAGTTAAATCCTCTTGAAATATCTTGGTATGAATATATCCCTCTAACATTTCTTTTAATTTTTCTACCTCTATAAAACCTGGCACATTAATCTTAACTTCATAATTATTAACATGGCCACCATTAGGGCAGATTGCTTTCATTTTTGTTTCGTGTATTATTTCCATTATGCCTCCAATAACGTTTGTGCTTTGGCAGACTCTAAGGGCCTGAATCCAGTCTTAGGATTTCTAAGGAAATTTGTAGAATCAATACTGTCTGCTCCTATTCGTTTAGCCCATACAATTCTACTAAACACGCCAACTCTACCAATATGGCAACGTAACTTATGATCATGAGCTAAACGCACCCATTCCTCTCCTGTTTTTACTTTCCATTTGATTGTACCTCCCACAAAGATTCCATCAAACTTATCAAGTATAGGTTCTATATCTTTACATTTCATGCCATCCTGAACTGCCAAATACCAATTATAATCTAAATCTTTTAATCTATCAATCCAAGTTAAACTAAATTCTAATGACTTTAATCCACCTCCAACTATATCAGGAACAATTATAAAATCAGGTTTTGTTTTAGTTTTAGGCAGTTTTTTATAAATCATTTCTGTAAAAGCTTGTTCGTCAAAATTTTCATTGTTAACATATGAACTGTAAGCTCCATTATCCAAAGTCCAATATCTCCATTTAGCATTATTCTGATATCTCCATGATTTAGGTGTTAATGTTAAACCGTAATTATTATCCCATAAATATTTTAATGTTTTCCCAGCCGTAGAACCACAATATACTTTCATTTCATTAGCTCCAAACACTTCTTGCAATTTACAAAACTAAGATGTCTATTTTTCATGATCCTATATTCTTGAATTGTGCAGTCATATCCACAAAGAGTCGAACGCTCACTGTATCCTGCCTTATGCCGCTTCATCAATCTATCGTAATAACTGACCCTTGAAAACAGTTGTTGATGTCAGATACTCCATACTTTAATTTGTTGTAACAATGCTTGCAACGTTTATTATCGTTTCCCATATTACTATGCTTTCCTATTGGATTGTTACATTCTATGCAAGCTTTCCATTCATCTTTTGTTAATGTATTTCCTTTATTCATATTTACCTGTAATGGTGCCAGGCAAACATTTGCTCTTAAGATGTAGTTTAGCTTTAACTTATTCTTTTTACTTAATGCTCCACACAAAGGAGGTGTTTACACGACAGGTTCAGCTTTGGAGGTCTGCTCTCTTTGCTACCATTAAGGCTCAAATGTTTGCGTATGACGTTGTTGCAAAGAGGTTGGTTTAATGACCACACTAGGCCCCTAAGCAACAATCTATTAGTTTGCTAGGCATATATAAGCTTTGTCTTGACTAATCCGTTCTTAACTCTTAAAAAACGTGCAATCTATACGCTTTAAAAAAAACCCGAACGCATATAGAGCCTAGAAGTTATCCCAGCTTGTAACTCGTATCCCACGCTTATCTATATCTTGTATTGCTAACTCACACATCCACAATGATATTACCGCATCTGATGTATGTCCATCTAACCTGCCGTTCTTTCCCCACATTAATCTAGACAATCCTTCTACTAACTTTCGAGATCCCACAGGCCCTGATTTGTTTACTTCTTTATTCCAGGGTATAATGTATCTGCCTTGTTCTAGAGCCAATGCTATTCTAGGAATACCAATTTGTGCATGATGTTTCTCTGAACCTGTTCTGTGGCCTTGTACAGGTAAAGAAGCTAAGTCCTTAGCTGCATGAGCTACTAATCTCTGGAACCCATTTGTTTCTACCATAACCATAGATGGATTGTATTTCTCTGCTAATGATACTAAGTTAGTTACCTGAGATGTTAACCATCCTGCTCCTTCTGCTTTTACTTTACCACACCATTGGTAGATAACATGACGAACCTTAGTATCTCTATCATAAGATAGAACTGTGTAAGCTGTCTCATCATTTGCAGTATCCAATCCTACAGCTAAATCAACGCCAATAACAATATCTGTATTTTCTAAAGGATTGCCAAATCCTATTGAAGTATCTAAACAAGGTTCAATCACAGCCCACGGAATTACAGCAGTTTCTGGATCTAGTGGATTTAATAAGTATTCTGATTCAAACGCCCTAGTTCCCATTGAATGTCTTTCTGCTTCTAATCTATCTGTTGTCCAATACTCTGGCCATCTAGGTGTTCCTTCTTTTGTTAATGCAGGATGCCAAACGTGCGCCCAATCAGTACTTTGTCTAATCCAATCTGTAGCATCTCCTATTCTTTTTTGTGTACCGATTAACAATATCTTACCTTCTGGTAATCGCATAGGCATTACAACTCTTTTGATATAATGTATTATTCTATCATCTGCCATTCTAGCAAATTCTTCCAGGATGTCATCCATTATAATTAAATGAACGTGAGGACCTTCCAATGCTTTTCCAATAGATGCAGCTCTTATTCTACTGCCATTGCCAAAGTACTTAGCTCCTTTTCTCCAAGATCCCCCATCTTCTTTTCCTTTAATGTAATTTCTTAATCGCCAAGAGCGTTTGCACAATTCCTCAAACTGTTCCATCTTATCTATTGCCTGGTCTAAAGTTGCAGATACATACAATGCCCTGTAGTTAGGATATTTATGCATCATGTATGCACAGTAAGTCAAAGTAAATGTAGTCTTAAGATGTCCTCTTGCACACATAATTCCTACATAGTTTTTATCAGTGTTAATTGTGTCATACCACAAATCATGCATTTTACCTAACGGAACAAAGTCACTAGGCTCTTGACGCATAAAATCTCCTAGTACATCATTAGCAAAATCTATAAACTCTAATTCTTCTTCAAGCATTCCTTTGAGAAGCAAGTGTTGCGTAAACTGTTCTATGTCTTCGATTTCCGCCATTTTTTAACGTGTTCCTCATTTACACTAACTGTAAAATACTTAGGGTCTTGATCATATAAATAATCTGATAACTCTTGAATATTGTCTGTTTCAAATATTACTTTACCTGTTTCACTATCGCAAATTCTAAACATTAAACAAACGCCTCTAATGTTACTATCTTATTTTGAGCGCATTTTAATATATGTAATCCTAAACCAGGGTTAACCATGTTCCTTAATGCTTTTCTTTTATCTTTAATGTCCGTCTCTTTTAAATTAAAACCATACAATTCATCGCCTCCAGAGATTTCATTATGTATTCTATTGTCATCTACAGTGTAATTAGTTATATTAAAATTAGACCAATAGTTGTGACGGTGTAATACTTTAGAAGGCAATATCAAAGGTTCGTAATATGGAATAACGTTTTCAATAACCCACTTAGTTTTTTGATCCCCAAAACTCTGCAACAATATAATCTCCTGATATAATTCCATATCTGGATACATTGCTTGGTATTGCCCTGCTTGAACTCCACATCGCCTTATATCGCTATGAGTAGGACACGGGGGACTACTCCAAATAAAACTAAAATCCTGGTAATGTTCTAATAAATATTGATGTGCATCTGTAACAATTACATTATCATTAGGAAAGTATTGTTTGTAAACTTCAGCAGTTTTAGGATCGTACTCTATGGCCGTTATATTGTGTTCGTCTCCCCATAGTTTTCGATTACCTCCAATACCTGCATAAAGATTTAGTATGTTCATTCCATCTCCTTAACCATTTCTATCCAATTCCTAATTGTAAGATTAATCTTCTTCTGTGAAATCTTAGCATCTTTCATTGCTTGAGGTAACTTCTCTGCAATCTCTTTAACCAAAGTCTCTTTCACATCTTTCGCACCCTCTAGTGTTAACATCATTCTAATAACATTAACCATTTCTGTAGCCCTAACATCAAAGTGTCCTGAAGCTAATTGCTCTACAAATTTGTTCTGAACTGCCTGTAATGTTTTGATGTGCTTTTCTACTGATTGGGTTGTGGAAGTGTTTGTATGTGTGTGTATAACTTTTCTTTGTTCATCTAAATCTTCAGCCCAATTATGAGCTAAAGACCAATCTCTAACTGTTGTATGAGCTAACTTAATATCGTATTGTTCTTTTAATTTATTAGCTATATTTTTGTATCCAAGTCCTTGCATATATAGGGATCTAGCTTCTTCTTTTATTGTATCATTATACCTGGTAGGCATTAATCCTCTTTAATTAATTTAGCGAGATTTTTTTCAAGGTCTTTAATTTCATCAATTCTTTGATAGACCTGCTCCCAAGCTTTTTCAATTAGTTTTTTAACTTCAACTTCAAATAAATCTATTGGTTTAACGGCCATTAATCCTCTTCGTTCTTCCAACCTTTAACGTAAGACTTGATTACTTGCCTAGCAAGTTCTGATACGGGTCTACCTTGTTGTTCAGCTATCTTACTAAACTCATCCCAACTGTTCTTTGTTCCTTTGGGAAAGGTTAGCAAATATTGATACGGTCTGTTCTTGTATGCCATGTTAATCTATCCGATTAGGGGTTATATAACTCTCCTTTCTTTTAACCAGAACTCCCAGTCTTCTTCTGGATACTTTAATGCAATCCAAGCCATCTGTGTTTCAGTAGGATTCATATTGTCTAAGTAACTAGTTCTTTTCTTAACTGTTTCAATAGAAGGCATTAGTTTAGCACAGTTCTCTCCTTCTTCTATCCATCTACCAAAACTACGTTTTAATGAGCCAAACTTATCTTCTTTGTAAACTAACATCCATTCTCTATCTGTAGCAGCTTGAACGGCTATTGCTTTATCAGACATCTTCATCTCAGACAACCTATCTTCTAATATTGCTAAGTTATGTTCTTCGTTTTCTAACTCAGCTTGTATCTTCTTGTATTCAAACCTCTTAGTAGATATCTTAGTTCTAAGCTCTTCAGTTTGTAACGTTAAAGATAATACATCATTCTTCTCATCCATGATCCTAAGAGCTGCCATTTCTAACATCTCAGACATAGACCTTCCTCTGCACCAACCTTTAAATCGTTCCCAAAACTGAGGAGATACTGAGATTCCTCTGACGATTCTAACTTCGTTTATGTTCTTTCTTTTTCTACCCATTTTTCAACCTCTGGAAACTTCGGATACTATAACCCCTTAAATAATTATTTGTTATATATAATATATAATATCTTATATATGTTATATAAGAAAAAAAGGTTACTCTTCTTCCTCCATTTCCTTTTTAGTTTTAGCTATATATCTTTCCCATTTAGCTATTATTTTATCGTAGTCCATGTTTAATTCTCTCCTTTAGCCAATGAACACCTATCCAAAATCCTACAACAAAAGAAATAAAGATTAATAAAAAAGCAAGTAGGTTACTCATCTTTCTTTTCCTCTAATATATCTTTCATCATATTTTTCATATATATGATCATCATTCCTAAACCAGTTTCAAATGCTTCCAACTCTTTGTCTTTGTATTCCATAACATTGTTAGCACCAAAGTTTCCTGCATGAACTATTAGTTCGTTTAATAAAACAACCCAGGCATCTTTAACACTACTCATTTCTACACTCCCTGCAAAATCCACCTGTGTATTCATATTCTCTAGTAGACATTATGTATCCACAACCTTTGCATCTCCAATGGTCTCCTTCAGTCATTGATGTTTCTCCGAGCAGTAATCACAAAGCCAGTATGCTAATCTGTTATTTTCAAGATCCACTTTATCTAAATGAACCATTCCATGTCCATGAAATTTACCATGCTCTTTACATAATTGTTTAAGACCTATGTTTCCACAAGTATCACAAGTGTAAGGTTTGTATTCTTCACTCATTGTTTACCTCTGCTTAATGCTGCAGCTTCTTTAGCATCTGCTACAGCTTCTAATACTTTTAGTTTAACGCTCTTTCTTAATTGTCTAAAACTATAATCCTTAATCTGATCATCTACTTTTTCTCTAGCATCCAGGGTAACTGTTTCACTAACATCTACACGGATCGATTCAAATTGTTTAGAACCTGACACAGTGATTCCCATCTTAACAGTGTATCCTTCAGTTTCCATCTACTTCCTCCTGTGATTTCTTCTTCCAAGTCTTATCTACAATAGTATGACATCCTGAACATTGTATAACACAACAGTCATAACTTTTAGATTCTATTACTTCAGCTATTAACTCAGCTCCACACTTCATACAGTTCATAACAAACCTCCGTAAAGTTCTTCAATACAATCTTCACAACCAAGTTCATGTGAAATAAACTCAATAAGTTCGCTTTCATTATATTGATCCTTACAATAACAACAGTTCATTCTTTACCTCCTTTTGATAATCTAAATATCTCAGACTCTACATATACTTGTAAATCATGATGTGAATGGTTCTTAAGAATTTCTACACACATTAACAGATACTTCCTTCTATCTACTAGTATTGTATCCATTAGTCCACCTTGTACGTTAATGATGTAATTATATCTTCTACTGCCAAGTAACAGTTACTACATAGATGTCCTATTTTATGATACTTCTTAGCTTTCTGAGCTACCTTAATTAAAACAGCTACATTACCTATTGATTCTTTTTTGATGTTATGCTCGTAACACCTATCACATAATTCTATTCTAGGCATTTAT